TTCAACGGTGGGCCCGAGGCGCTGCGCAAGCTGTACACCGAGGCTGAGCAACTCGGCATAGTGCTTGACGGCGAGACCATCGGCGCAATGGGCGCTTTCAACGACTCGTGGGACAAGATGCGATTGGCCGTGTTCGGCGCCATCGCCAACGCCCTGGGGCCAGTCGCTCCGGTGCTACGCGACGTGGTCGAGCGGATCACCAGTTGGACGGTGGCCAATCGCGAGGTGATCGCCAGCGGCGTCAAAGAGTTCGTGCAGGACCTGGTCAAGATTTTGCCCGGCTTCTGGGCGGGCCTTAAGCAGGTTGTCAGCGTCATCGGCGCGTTGCTGGTGGGGGCCAATGCTGTGGCGCAGGCCTTGGGCGGTTGGGGCGTGGTCGTGGCAGTAATCGCCGGCATCATGGCCACGTCCTTCGTCGTGCAGCTTGTGCTGCTGGCCAAGGCCGTGATGGCCCTGCTGCCGACACTTGCCGGCCTGGCCAAGATCGGCGGCCTCATCGCCGCCGGCTTTACGGCCGCGACGGCGCCGATCTGGATCATCGGCGGCGCGCTGGTGGCCGTGGCGGCACTGGTGTGGACCTATTGGGAGCCCATCAAAACTTTCTTCTCGGGCTTGATGGACGACATCACCAAGGCCGGCAGCGCCGCCGCCTGGGTGATGGGGCTCATCGGCCGCGTGGTCAAGGGTGCGCTCTCAGGTGGTGCCGAGTTGCTCTCGCGCTTGACCAGCACGACCACGAGCGGCCAGCCTGGCCAGAGCTTCGTCGGCAGCCTGCTGGGCAACCAGGCCGGCGCCGTGCCCAGCGCCTACGCTGGCGGCGCCGGCAAGTTGGGCGGCGATCTGCGCATCTCGGTGGACTCCGAAGGCCGCGCCAAGGTCACCGAGATGCGGCCCGACCCCGGTTCGCCGATTGACTGGCACTACAACGGCCAGGCGATGGCTTTCTGATGAGCTGGCGCGACGCACTCGTCCCCGGCAAGTTTCGGGGTGTTCCGTTTGCCATGCGGGCGCACGCTGCGGCCGTGGGCCGGCGCGTGCAGGTGCACGAGTTCCCGCTGCGCAATGCGCCTTTCGCAGAAGACCTGGGGCGCCAGACCCGCGGTATCGCGCTGGACGCGTTCGTGCTCGGCGAGGACTACATGGCGCGCCGCGACCGCATGCTGCGCGCGCTGGAGCAGGACGGCTCTGGCCAGCTGGTGCACCCGTACCTGGGCGAGATGCGGGTCACGGTCACGCGCTGCGTGATGCGAGAGAGCACCGCCGAGGGTGGCATGGCCACGTTCGAGCTGGAGTTCGTCGAGGCCGGCAATGACCGCCTCTTCGACGACAGAGCGACCAGCGGTGCCGCGGTGGCTGCCGCGGCCAATGCCACGCAGGCCAGCGCGCAGGCCAGCATGGTGCGCCGATTCTCGGTGGCCAACAGGCCGGCCTTCGTGGCCGCTGGCGGCGCGAGCGTGATCACGCAGGCCCTGGATGGCCACAGGGCCGCGGTGGCCAAAGTGCGCGGCGTGCCCAACGCCATCGCACGGCTGCAGAAGTCGGTAGAGGGCTACAAGCGCGACCTGATCACGCTGATGTACGAGCCGGCCCAGGCCGCGCAGGCGCTGGTGTCGAGCACTGTGATGCTGGTGCGCGAGGTGGCCAACGCGCCGCGTGATGCCCTGAACCTGGCGCGGCTGTTCTTCCGCTTCGGCGTTGACCTGGACGCGGTGCTGCCCAGCACCACCAGCCGCACCGCGCAAGCGCGCAACCAGGCCGAGGTGGTGCAGCTGGTGCGCGCCGCGGCCGTCGCCGAGGGCGCACGCGCAGCCACCGGCGTGAACTGGGAGAGCTACCAGGACGCCGTTGCCGCACGCGACGAGCTGCTGGACGTGGTCGACGAGCTGATGGTGGCCGCCAGCACCGACGAGCTCTACGACGCGCTGCGTGGCCTGCGCGTAGCGGTGGCGCGCGACGTGGGCCAGCGAGGCGCTGACCTGGCCAGGCTCGTGCAGTGGACGCCGCCGGCGACGTTGCCCGCGCTCGTGGCCGCGCAGCGCCTGTATGCGGATGCGCGGCGCGCCGACGAGCTGCTGCAGCGCAACGGGCTGCGCCACCCGCTGTTTGTGGCGGGCGCACAGCCGCTGGAGGTGCTGAGCGATGTGGCTTGACGATGACCGCCTGCATCTGCTGACGGCCGGCCGCGACTTCTCGACGTGGAAGAGCATCCACGTGCGCCGCAGCATGGCCAGCTGCAGCGGCGACTTTGCGCTGGGCGTGGCCTGGGGCCGCAAGGAACACGACGCCATGCGCCGCATTGCCGCCGGCGAAGAGTGCGAGGTGAAGCTTGGCGAGCGGTCTGTGATGCGCGGCTTCGTCGACGTGGTCGAGGTGGCCGTGGACGACAGACAGCACGAGATCGCGGTGACCGGGCGCGACCGCACGGCCGACCTGGTGGACTGCAGCGCCGTGGCCAAGAGCGGTCAGTGGAAGGGCGCCAAGATCGAACAGATTGCCGCAGACCTGGCGGCGCCCTTCGGCGTGGGGGTGATCGCCGAGGTGAACACGGGTGCGGCTTTGCCCAGCTTTGCGTTGCAGGCTGGGGAGACCGTGTTCGAGGCTATCGAGCGCGCGGCGCGCGTGCGTGCGCTCCTGTTGATGGCTGACGCCAGCGGCAACCTGGTCATCACGCGGGCAGGCAACCGCCGCGCGGCCACGCGCCTGGTGCTGGGCGAAAACTTGCTGTCGCTGCGGATCAAGAAGGACATGCGCGACCGCTACAGCCGCTACACCGTGATGGGCCAGGCGCCGGGCAGCGACCTGGTCAACGGCCCGCGTGTGTCGCAGATGAAGGCCAGCGCCACCGACTCTGAGGTGCAGCGTTATCGGCCGCTGGTGCTGGTGAACGACCAGCCCGACCTTGGCGGCGCGCTGCGCGACCGCGTGCGCTGGGAGGCCAGCGTGCGCGCATCGCGCGCCATCGACATCACGGCCACCGTGCCGGGCTGGACGTACGCCGCTGGCCAGCTGTGGGATACCAACACGTTGGTGCGCGTGGACGCGCCGCAGCTGCTGCTGGAAGCGGACCTGCTGATCTACCAGGTCGAGTTCAAGCTCGACGACCAGGGGCAGACCACCACCCTGTTGATGACGCGGCCTGATGCCTACAGTGTTCTGCCGATGGCGGCGGCCAACGCTGGCCCGTGGTGGTACACGGGTGCCTCGGCCGTGGGGGCGAACTGATGCGCGGCCTGCACCGCGCCACACAGCCGCTGAGGGCGGCCATCCGCATGATGGTGGCCCGCGTCGTGGTGCTGCTGGTGGATGACGCGCCGAAGCTGCAGGGCCTGCAGGTGAGCGTGCTGGCCGACGAGACGCGCGAGGGGGTGGAGCGGTTTCAGCAGTACGGCTTTACGAGCCACCCGCTGCCTGGTGCCGAGGGCATTGCCGTGGGCGTGAGCGGCAGCCGCGACCACCTGGTGGTGCTGGCGGTGGACGACCGCCGGTACCGCCTCAAGAGCCTGCAGGCCGGCGAGGTGGCCATCTACACCGATGAGGGCGACAAGATCGTCCTCAAGCGCGGTGGCGTCATCGAACTGACGTCGGCCACGAAGGTGAGCATCGTGGCGCCTTTGGTTGAGACCACCGGCCACCTGCAGGTGGCCGGCAACATCAGCTCTGGCGGCAACATCACCGCCGCCGGCGACGTGGCAGACCAAGGCGGCGCCAAGACGATGGCAGGCATGCGCGCGGCCTACAACCCGCACACCCACGGCGCCAGCCCGCCGCCTGGCACCTCGATGTGATGGGCGACATCGCAACGACCTGGGGCGTGGACGGCGGCGATTGGATCGTCGCCGGGCCTGCGCTGGCCAACGACGGTGGCCTGTACACGGCCATCGCCATCAGCCTGTTCACCGACCGCCTGGCCGAGGCCAGCGATGTTCTGCCCGACTCGGCCGGCAGCCGCCGCGGCTGGTGGGGCGACGCATACAGCGAACTACAGGACGACCGCATCGGCTCGCGCCTGTGGCTGCTGTCGCGCAGCAAGCAGACCACCGCCACCTTGCGCCAGGCCGAGGCCTATGCCCGCGAAGCGCTGCAGTGGCTGTTGGATGACGGCATTGCCCGCGCCGTGGATGTGACGGCCGAGGTGGTGCGCGAGGGCGTGTTGGGCCTGGTGGTGGTGGTGACGCGCAGCGCCGAGCCGGTGCAGCGCTACCGCTTTGAAGACTTTTGGAAGGGCAACTGAATGCCATTTGCACGCCCCTCGCTGACCGATCTGATCGACCGCGCGCAGACCGACATCGAGTCGATGCTGCCGGGGACCGATGCGCGGTTGCGCCGCTCAAACCTGAACGTCATCGCGCGTATGCATGCGGCTGGCCTGCATGGCCTTTACGGCTACCTTGACTGGCTGGCCAAGCAGATCATGGAGGACACGGCAGATTCGGTCTTCCTGGACCGCTACGCCGGCATTTGGGGCGTGCTGCGCCTGCCGGCGGCGTTCGCGTCGGGCAATGTGACCTTGACCGGCAACGAAGACGTGGTGGTGCCGGCAGGCACCGCGATGCAGCGTGGCGACGGCGCGGAGTTCACGACGACGGCAGACGCCACCGTGGTGGCTGGGGTGGCCACTGTGCCGGTGGCTGCGCTGGTGGCCGGCGTGGCCGGCAATGCCGCGACGGGCACGCAGATGCGCATCGTGCAGCCTGTGCCTGGCGTGGCCAGTGCGGGCGTGGTGGGAAGCGGTGGCCTGGCGCTGGGCGCGGATGCGGAGGCCGATGACGCACTGCGCGCCCGCATCCTGGAACGCATTCAGCAGCCGCCAATGGGCGGCAGTGCTTCTGACTATGTGGCCTGGGCCAAGCAGGTGCCTGGCGTGACGCGCGCCTGGTGCTACCCCATCGAAGACGGGCCCGGCACGGTGGTGGTGCGCTTCGTGCGCGACAACGATGTGAGCATGATCCCTGACGGCCCGGCGGTAGCCGACGTGCAGGCCCACATCGACGAGCTGCGGCCGGTGACGGCGCAGTTGACGGTGATGGCCCCGGTTGCCGTACCGCTGGACATGGCCATCACGTTGACGCCCAACACCGCGGCGGTGCGCACGGCGGTGCAGGCCGAGTTGGCCGACGTGTTGCGGCGCGAGGCGTTCCCGGGCGGCACGATTCTGCTGAGCCACCTGCGCGAGGCCATCAGCGTGGCCGCCGGCGAGAGCAACCACGTGCTGACCGCGCCCATCGCGGACGTGCTGCACGAGCCGGGCGAGATGCCGGTGCTGGGCGACATCACTTTCAGCTAACTATGGCCAAGCGAAGACTCACAGAATCCGACGGCATTGCGCTGCTGGATGACCCTATCCAGCAGCGCCTGCGCGTGGCTGTGCGGCGCGACGTGGTGGCCTTCCTGGCAGACATGCTGGACATGTCGCGCCCCGACCGGGCCGCCGGCGCGATGGCGTTCAACATCGCTCAGAACTACCCGGTCAACACGGTGGGCGCGCGCCTTAAAGCCGTCCTGCTGGGCGTGGGCGAGGGCCAGCCCTGGGCCGACATCGAGGCGCTGCTGGCCGCGCTGCAGGGCCGCATTTCGCTCGACTCGCTGGCCGAGGAACTGCTGGAGTGGGTGCAGATGCTCGACCCGGCTGCGACCGCCGAGCTGAGCCTGAACGGCCGCCTGGCGGCCGAGCAGCAGGCGCGCAACGATGCACTGGTGGCAGAGGCCGTGGCCCGCAGCGCGGCCATCGGCGCGGCCGTCGACGAGCTGGAACTGCAGATCGAGGAGATCGCAGCGTCGAGCGGTGGCAACGCGGCCGCACTGGTGGCTGTCGAGACGCTGGCGCGCACCACGGCAGACGAGGCCCTGGGGGTGCGCGTCGACACCGTGTCGGCCAGGCTGAACGGTGGCGGCGACATCGCCCAGAGCCTTGCGGAAGCGCGGGCCTATGCCTACACCAAGGCACAGAGCGACAGCGCTCTGGCGGGCCAGGCCACCACGCTGCGCGCCGAGTTCGCCACCGCCGATGGTGTGGTGAATGCGAGGGTGACCGCCGAGGCCACGGCCAGCTCGAACCGCGACACCGCCATCGGCACGCGCGTGGATGGCGTGGAGGCGCGTCTCAGCACAGGCGACATTGCCGTGGCCATCGCCTCGGCCATGAGTTACGCCTACACCAAGGCACAGGCCGACGGCGCCTTGGCGACGGCGGTGAGCTCGCTGCGGGCCACACTGGAGGCGGCCGACACGGCCCTGGGCGTGCGCATCTCCAACGAGACCAGCGCTAGCGTGGGCCGCGATGGCGCACTGGGCTCGCGCATCAACACAGTGGAGTCTCGCCTTGCCACCGGCGACATTGCAACCGCGCTGGCCAGCGCGCTCAGCTACGCGTACACCAAGGCCCAGAGTGACAGCGCGCTGGCGTCTTTGCTCTCAACCGTGCGCAGCGAGTTCGCGTCGGGCGATGCGGCCATCGCGGGCCGCCTGAACACCGGCGACATTGCAACGGCTATCGCCGCAGCTTCGACCTATGCCTACACCAAGGCGCACAGCGACGGGGCGCTGGCTTCGCTGCTGAGTCAGGTGCGGTCAGAGTTCGCGACTGCTGACGGCACGGTGTCCGCGTCGGTGACGGCCTTGGCGGAGGCCACAGCGACGGCGTTGGGTGGCGTGCTCGCGCAGCACGTCCTCAAGGTTGCAGCGGTGCGCGTCGACGGCAAGAAGGTCTTCGCCTCGATCACGACGGCGGCTGGCGCGGATGAGGGGCAGATACTTCTGCAGGCCGACACGCTGCTGTTCGTGCCCAACGGCCAACCGAACGCGGCGCCGGTTCAGTTCCTCGAACTCGGCATGGTCAACGGTGTGCTCACGCTGCGTGTGCCGGCCGCTCGCATTGGAGATTCGACCATCACGCCGGGAAAGATGAGCGTGCCCAATCTTGCGGCGATCAACGCCAACCTGGGCACGATCACCGCGGGCACTCTCACCTTCAACTCCTCCGGCTACATGCGCGGCGGGCAGACTGACTTCGACACGGGTACCGGCTTCTTCGTCGGGCGCAGTCCGGCGCTGGGTGACTACGCGCTTAGCCTCAGGGCAAACGACGGCAGCTTTCTCAAATTCAGCGCCTCTGGCGGCCTGCAGATCGGTGGCGCCACGCTCTCGTCCCAGAGTGGCCCTGTCGCGGCTGCCGGCAACCACTACGCAGACGGCTTTGTCTACAACCCAAGCGACTCAGTCGGTGTCTCTGCTGGCATCGAGCTGCGCCGGAACGGCGACATCGCCATCTACTACAGCACCGGGAACGGCCACGGGGCAAACATTGTCGAGACCGTTGGCAAGTGGTACGTCGGCGGCGCGGCCAACATCGGTGATGGCTTCGACGCCCGGTTCGACCTCGATGGTGGTCAGGATGGCACTTACTACTTTTCGACGGCCGCGGCCATTTGGGGGCAGATTTCGTCAACCCGTTCTGCCGCGCTTTCGCGCACCAGCGGCGTGATGAACTTCTCCCACCGTGTGACCGGCACCTACAGCGTGCGCAGTCGCTCAACGGGGCTGCAGGTCAGCTCGGGCGCGTTCGGCATTTCCATCAACCGCGAGTCTTTCTGACGCGGCCCATGAATGGCAATCCTCGACTACATCTACATCGTCACCGAGGATGGGGACGGCCTGACCTTCAACGGCGCGGACCTGATCTGGGAGGGTGGCATGGCTGAGCGCCGCGAGCAGCTCTACGGCCTGGTGCCGTACAACCGCGAGGATTTCGCCCGTGCGCTGGCCGCTCTCTTGCCCGAAGGCCCGGTGTGGCCGACGGGCAAAGACACGGTGGTGCAGCGGCTGCTGACCGCGCTGGCCATCGAGTTCGAGCGCCTCGATTTGCGGCTGGGCCAGTTGCTGGCCGAGACCGACCCTGCCAGCACCACCGAGCTGCTGCCTGATTGGGAGCGCGTGGTTGGCCTGCCAGACCCGTGCGTGACGACAGGGCAGACCATCGCCGAGCGGCGCATTGCGCTGGAGGGCCGCCTCACGAGCGTGGGTGGCCAGTCGCGACGCTTCTTCATCGAGCTGGCCGCGCGCCTGGGCTACATCGTCACCATCGACGAGTTCGCTTCGGCCGCCGACGCGACGGCCGCAGGAATTGCCTTCACCGGCGACGAGTGGGCGCACATCTGGCGCGTGAACGTGCCGACCACCGTGAACATCGTGCCGTTCAGGGTGGGCGCTGGCGCCGTTGGGGAGCCGCTGCGCAAGTGGTCCAACGAGGTGATCGAGTGCCAGTTCAACCGCTTCAAGCCGGCTCACACCAAGCTGCTTTTTGCCTATTCGGTCGGGCCGTGAGGCCGCTTCAAAGGGAACCTGAACATGCATCGAATTGACGGCCCCGGCGCCGGCCCTGGCGGCACCTTTCGCGAGGGTGATCCCGCCGTTGGCACCGAGTCGACCATCGTCACAGACGACTGGGCCAACGCCATCCAGGAAGAGATCGTCAGCGTCGTCGAGGGCGCGGGCTTGGCCCTGGCCAAGCCAGACACCACGCAGCTGCTGCAGGCCATTCGCATCCTGGCAAACCGGGTGGTGCCTGTCGGCGGTGTGCTCTTCGGCTACTACGTCGAGGCCGAGCCGGGCTTCATCCTTCCGATGGGGCAGCTGCTGAACCGGGCCGACTACCCCGTCCTTCTTGCCGCAATGACCGTGCGCGGCTTCATCGTGTCGGAGGCGGCCTGGGCCGCCGGGGCTTTCGGCATGTTTGGCGCCGGCGACGGCGTGTCGACTTTTCGGGCGCCGCGGGTGGGTGGTCAGTTTCCACGCATCGTCGACATGGGCGCCGGCGTCGATCCCCTGCGCACTGTGGGCTCGCTTCAGGCCGATGCCAACAAGGAGCACACGCACGGCATCAGAGCCGACGACGGGGGCTTCAGCGGGCCATCGCAACAGGTGTCTGGCACCGACCGCACCTTCGTGTCCTACACGCCCCAGACCTTGCCGTCCGGTGGCCCGGAGGCGCGTCCCAAGAACATCGCCTGGGGGGCGATGCTCCGGGTCGTCTAGCCTGGCCAAGCCGGCCGGCGATGCCGTTCTTGTTACAGGCGCGTCGGATGGTTTGGCCGGCCAAACCAATCGACTTGGCCGGCCAAACCATGTGGCGCTTTACAGCAGGCGCTAACCTGCTGACTCTTGCTTTTCTTGGCTCCCCGACCTGGGCTCGAACCAGGGACCTACGGATTAACAGTCCGGCGCTCTACCGACTGAGCTATCGGGG